GCCATATTTTTTATTCCTACGTCAAAACTAACTAATTTCATATCCTATACACATACTACCAGAAGTATGTATATATAATTTTATACAAAATAGAAATAGAAATAGAATAATATATAATATACAATAGCATATGAATTGTGATGTGTATGATTCTAATGTTAAAAATACATTTCTGTTCTATATACAAGTTCATGAAAATATAGATAATATAATTACGAAATTAAAATCAGTAGATATAAATTTAACATTTATACCAACTTATGGGATAGATATAAAACGAATAATTGCATCAAATAATAAAGTTGTAATTACAAACGACAATAAGGCAACGATAAATGAATTATATGAAGGAAATAGTATATATATTGTTATTGAAGTAACCGAGAATAAATTATACGACAAATTTGTTGATTTTGATAACCTTAAATTGGGAATAGATATTTCTTATTATGATGTCGGAATAAATAAAATGATAAATATATTATTAGATTCAGCTCTTACATCTGAAAATAATGAACAACTCGAAGCAATAATACATAGTATAAAATCCGGAAATCGTAAGAGAATTGAACCCGATTCAAATGTAATTCTATTGTCCGACAGTTCCGATTCAGATGATATGGATTTATAGTTACTTCATTGTATTACGCATATTATGGTCTCTAATGATAGTTGCTTTTTGTGTCATATACTTACGATAATCGGAGTTTGTCTTTATAGACGAATTTAGTATTAATTTATTATTATCCAATGCTTCTGGTTGCCAAAATGCCTTTAATTCACCACCATTATTATTCTTGATTGATGGAATTATTGGTTCGTGTATTGGTTTTACTAATAATGAAAAAAAACTATACGGTTTAATATTTGAGTCGAAATTTGTGTAATTAGTGCTTGGTATGTAAGACATTATATATATAATTAAGATTTAATTTGCCGTTAAAATATCAATAATTGCATTTTTCGTCATAGCATCGTCAATTGTAATATGTTTCCCCATTGCGATCTGCTTAAGTTGGGATAGTTTAAGTTTTTTTAGAGCGCTTTTACTTAAATTACTTACACTTGCTTCGTCCGCCTCAATATCACTTACATCTAACACCTTATTAACACTCACGAATGCGTCCGATTTTAATTCAATTGGTTTTGTTTCATCTTCGTCTACAAAATCAGAAACTACTAAAGTATCGTCTATTGTAGGTGATAACTCTATAACCTGACCGTTCAATTCTACAACTCTTATGCTATCGTTGGGTATGGTTATCTTCCTGAACGGTATATTATTTACTTCTTCATTTTCACCATCATCACTTTCACCATCATCACTTTCATCATCATATTCATCATCACTTTCATCTTCATTTTCATCGTCATCTTCATTTTCATCGTCATCTTCATTTTCATCATCATCATCTTCGTTTTCATCATCATCTTCATGAGAACCATAACGATTATTATTCGTGTTATTATTAACGAGATCATCTAAAGTGTCATAAGCAACTTGTTCCATTTGTTGAGGCATAGAAATATTAGATTGGTGTTCTACATAGTTTGTTTGTTTAAATTCCAATACTTCTTTTGCTAAATTTTGAACAATGTCGAACATTGTATCGCATTTAGTTTCCATATTTTCCATCCGTTTTTTGAAATGATATACTAGAGTTATAATCAAAGCGAAAGTAATACCTAAACTTAAAAAGAAGAAAGTCTCGATGAATTTAAAAGATTGCATTTAAAATATTTGTATAATAAATTTAACCACTCCAAACGAAAAGATTCTAATAAAAGTATATGATTATTATATAATGGACACAATCACAACTTTAACAGAAGATGAAGTGAATAATCAGGATATGTCTCAATACAATAAACCAGATATACAATTACCCGTTTTTGAGTTTAAAAATATTATTATTATAATTTTAGTAATATTACTCACATTCTCGTTAATAGGTATAAATTTAATCCAATATATAAATGGTATTATAGATTATATAGGAAACTTACTTCGTCCATTAATAGGAAATATTTTATCTGCGTTTGCTTACATAACAGGTGTAACACTAAACACAACGACAGATGTGATAGGAGACACTGCTAAAACAGGAATAGATATAGCCGAAGATACACTTCAAAGCGTAGGTAATATACTAATAGATGCTAGTAAAAGAGAAATTTCTGACAGAATAGAATCATCAAAAAATGACGAAGCGAAAGATGAACCAGAACCAGATTCGAGTGAAACCAGTATACAAAATCCAATAACTGCGAAGAAAACCAAATGGTGTTTAATAGGAGACCAAAATCAAAGACGGTCTTGTGCATCTGTCCAAGATGCTGCTAAATGTATGTCGGGTGATATTTTTCCTACACACGCAAGCTGTGTAAACCCAAATCTTATTACAAATGTGCTACCGGACAAACAACGTGTTACTTTAGTAAATTGATAAATGGTTCAAATTAAAATGTTTGATAATTATAATCATAGTTATCAAATGTATGCAATACGACAAAATTCTATTATGTTAAAATTAAATAATTACTCATTCAAAAACTCAACTACTCGTACAGTTATAAGTAATACTGGGTATAATGATGTAAAAAAACCGAATGAGGACGATGATTGGATATTATGCGAACCGAATAATAATGTAATTCATAAAAATACTTTATGTAAAAAAATAAATACAAATGAATCTATCATAAAATTAAACTTTACACCACCAATTATACAAAATGCTTTATACAGAAACATAAATACTAAAGAAACTATTATACAACACAAATACAAACCGATAAACGATAAAACAAATGGGTTTACTGATCAGAGTAAATGGACTAGTCCGAATAAATGGTTTTACAATCTATTCGAAAATTGTTTGAACATTATAGAAGAATTGGGGTTATTTGAATTGTTGTATATATTCAATAAAAAACGGCGACCTAGTATTTGTGCTTAGGTCTGTGCAATACCCGTTATTGTAAAATCTGTATATGGGAGCGGTTGATAAGGGGTTCCACCTTTAACCAATTGAACGGAATCTATATTCGTTTTGAATCCAATATTATTTGAAGTTAGATTCATATAGACTGAGGATACATACGATTCGTCTATATAGTCGTTTAGGTCTTGTTTTTTAATATTAAATTTGAGTTGTATTTCATAATATGAAAGAGTTTCTATTCTTACTGTTATATCCAGTGGTAAGTTACCAATATATTGAATGGCGTTGAAATTACCAGAATTGTCCAAAACATAATTCATGGAAATATCATTAAATACGTTTGAAATCGCATATGTAGAAAGAATGACCCCTCTATGGTCTAGAATTTGAACATCTATAGTATCAATCGATATATAATTGGACGATGTATCTATATCGAGTACACCAGAAATATCACCGGCAACATATAGACCAATGGGTATTTCCATATTGAATTGATACTCTTTATTTACTTGTTCGCTATCAATATTATCAATATTATGAAATATACGCACCAATGTTGTCCAATCGCCAGAAAATGATTGAATATTGGTTCCCGTATTAAATGACCAAGCGTCCATAGCATCAATATCCGGGGTTCCAAATTGTTGCGCGTTTAATGCATATCCATACAAAGGCACTTCTGGACGATACTGTATTATAAATGGCGGACCGGGTATTCCTGCAGCGCTACTAGTCGTTGGTAAATAAAGGTCATCGGGACATCTGGATACACCGAATGTGGTTGATGACCCATCTGCGTTCTCAACAACTTTATTACTCATACGTCCCATGCTTTCGATTGTCTGTTTATATTTCTGTGCTATTGTTAATTTACCTTTCACATTGGACGTTTTATTATATTGAAGTATCTCGGCTTTTCTACGTTCGTATATTCGGTAAGATGTAATTGGATTACCAGAAGCATCTTTTTTTTGGTTCCCATCTGTATCTGTATATGGGTTCTCTACTTCTAGTCGTATAGGTGCCTTACGATTATTTAATATTTTGCGCCTTCTCGCTAATAATTCACATAATGTTTCGGACATAATAATATATACAAAACGTATATTATTATGATTTTTATCATACTTATTAATATGAAGGGTTCGTATACCAAGAACCAGAAAGATAGTCGGCACTACCAATTTCTTGATTTTCCTCTGGGTTACTTAAATCTGGACTGGACATAACAATATTACTTATTTGGAACACACTTAATGCACTATCGAAATATCTCAGGTTCGATATACCTCCATTATAACCGTGATAACCGATAAAAACGTCACCATAATTTTGTTCTGGTATTTCTGTAAATGGCACACGTGTAGTAATGGTTCCATTCACATAAACATCGATAATCTTGTTTTGTAGACGGATTGCTAAATGAAACCAACGTTTAATTGGTAAATCCATAATCGGGATAATGCTTTCGCTACTACCGATTGAATCTATTTTAATGTTCAACTGTAAACTACGGGAGTCTACAGAAACATCAGTTACATAAAGACCCGGACAATTTTTCAATGCGTAATTGGGGTTGGTATCGTCATTCCGGGCAGTGGTCTCCGTATGTGTCTGAGGTTCAGAACCCTTATTATATATATGATATACGTTGTTTGACACATCAGGAAGTCCATCAAGTTTCAACCAACACGACCAAGTGAATTCAATTCCTTTATCCTCGTTGTTTGACCTATATATAGGTTTACCGCCATCTAACTTTGGGTCCTGTCGAATTTGTTTTTTTACAGTTGTAGCATATTTACCCTTGAAAATATATGGTGATTTATCGGTAGTAGCAAACCAACTTATGAGATATATCCCTAAATTCATCAATAGAAAGAATGCTATGAGGACAACTATCAAAAAGACAAATTTTGCGACTAAACTATTGGTGTCTAGAAAAGCAGACCCGACGTCGGCGACACTACTTGACGAATAATCACTGACTATACCATTCAATCCTTCCTTCGCATTTGAAACACTATCGCCTATATTAGTCACCAGACTACTCGCCGTTTCGCGAACATTTGAAAATCTTTCGTTATTGGACAATTGTTCTCCGATGGGTTTATTGAAATCCATTCTATATATTTATATATGATAAATAAATAGATAAAACATACTTAGAATAGTGCAAATTTGGAACTCTCTACTCCATCTTTCAAAATCGAAAGATTTACATTCATTTTACCTGCGGTTTGCGTAAGTCCATTTACTCCATTACCCTTCATATATAAGTCCCACATACCCTTAGGATCCATTGGATACGTGCGACGTTTGTGTTCGGCTATCATTAATGTGTCTCTCATTACATTAGAATCTTTTCCGAATTCAATTCCGTTATTAGCGGTTCCATCAGTAAGACCCGGAGTGATATTAGTTTTTAACCCAATCGATTTCACCATTTTTCCATCAATATAACCATCAAACTTATTACCATCTACAACTAATCCAACATGAACCCATTTTTGTATTGGGAAATTATTAGTTAGTGTTATCTCAGAGTAGGTGGTCGCTGATGCAGTGGCAGAATTGACGTCCCCACTTGCATAATCAGCAACGCGAACTTTCAAAGTAGCATCTTGGCCCAAGTAAAGTCCGAGTTCATCTTTTCGCGCGAAAATTCTTGAATTTTCTTCTGACCACGCAGTCGGTGTTTTCCATTGCTGTACATAAATCCAAATACCATATGAAAAGTTAGATGCATTTGGTTTGGATACATTTTCTTTTTCAACATTCACCGCATCCTTTAAATACGCCTGGCTCAATAGTTTCTGCTCTCCATCAAAGTAACTTTGAAATAACATGTAAATAATCAATACAACTAGAACAGTTCCTAAAATTATTGTTGTGTTACTCATTCTATATTTTTACATTATATTATTAATTGGTGGATTTTGTCCGTTTAATACATTATAAATATTCACAATTTGATATTTAGTTAAGGGTTTTTTATAATACTTAATATTACAGATTGCGCCATCCAAATCATCATTACTTCCATACTTAAAAACATCAGTCTCCTTTATATCTAAACCATTAGTAACAGTATGAGTTTTAACTAAATCGCCATTTATAAATATATCCACAGTATTTCCATTATAATTGAATACAATATTATTCCACTTTTGTGATTCAATATTTACTTCAAACGAATTATTACCACCATTTAGTTTAAGATTCAATTTATTTTTACCATTTTCCACACCTGCGTAATTTATCGTTGGATGATCACCATAAGAAAAGACCTTCAAATCACACGATTCTGATATATTCGTATCTTGCTGATTCAAGTACACCCACATAGATAGGGTAAATGTATTTTTACCACTTTCAAATGCTTTTTTTTTGACGAGGTCTTTATCAAGGTCGGGGTTATGAGGGTTATGACCATAAACATCTTTAATAACTGTAAAATCAATTTGTCGTTCATCAACCAACCCTTTACGCGAGTCCAAAAAATTGGCTTCATTCATTATAGGAAAAGCAGAACCTTTAAGTGGTGATGATAACAGAGAGGGTAATACCATATACCCAGTTATCAATAATACTTGAATACCTAGTAATATATATGTAATATTAGAGGTTATGGCAAATTGACCTTTCATATACTCCATAAAATCATCTACTAAACAGGGGATATAGAGAATAAAATTCAAAATGAAACCAGTCCATCCATCAAGATTTGTAATGTGTCTCTTTATTGACCGATAAAATAATACAATAGGAATCAAAGTGAGTAAAACATAGAAAGAATTTTCAATATATTTGGTCTCATACAAACCGCTTTTTTTAAATACATAGTAGAATGTAATAAGAGAAGCAATGATACCAGACCCAATAAATACAATACGTTTATATTCACTTGCTACAAATTTAAAAATATAGAAACACGATAAGATTATAAATAAGGCGATTGAAGCATAATAGGAACCTTGATTTTTTAATGTTTGTGCGGATGACCCCTTGTTATATATTTTTGTATGTTTCACACCATCCGCATCCGTCCAGGTATATTCATCACCGCCCGGTATAAAATATATTATTAACGAGAAGAAAAAAATTATAAAAATTAAAACAATATATTTTAAAGGATTACTAACAAACGTTTTTTCTATATAATCCCCAAACAGTTTGACTTTACCCATAGTTTTATTCTTTGTATTAATCATTTGTATAATGTATATATATTAGAACTATAAAATTCCGAAGGTGTATACTGGTAAATCAATTAAAAATTAAAGGTTCTCCATAGCAGTTTTTTCTCCGTGACAATCTCTACACAACGCCACTAAATTATCTACGTGATTACTTCCACCGTGTTCCAAACGGACAGTATGGTCTACTTCAAACCAAGCGGGTAACTGTTTCTGACAGTTACCGCAATGCCAATTTTGTTTTGCTGCGACAAACTTCTTTTTCGTTTCACTCACCGAGCGTTTTGTAGATTGCTTACCAGAATTCATAATACGTTTTTCATTAGAACCACCTTGCATCATATTGATATTATTATTCATTGAATTATTATTACCACCACGACTAAAATCGTATTTACTAGTAAAATCTAAAATGGGTGAAATAAAACTGGATGTATCTTTATCAACTGGTAAGTATCTCAGATATTCATTCGATGCGATAATCATCGTTTTCGCGCGTTCAGGATTTCTACGAAATAACCAACATAACATATAACCGACGAAGGCAACACCGAACATCTGAAAGTATTTTTTCCATGATAATACAAGTTGAATGTATTTACCGTCAGTATACATATTTGCGATAATAAAACAAACTATTAAAAATATAACAATTTCAAAACGCATATTGGTTTATATATAGTTGATACATTTTATGAATCATGCGAGTAAATATAAATCAATAGTAAACATATTAACGATAGTGAAATATAAATATGGTGTTTTTTAATATTTAGTTTCTCCATCATTATAATGGGCGCTGCCTTATAGTGTTTATTATAGCGGTCAATAGATTCGAGTAGTGTTATTTCTTCTTTACCGATTGAAACATTAATTTTATTATGTATGAAATGAATCCATCTAACGAGGGATTCGTGACTATCTAAATATGGTGTTACTGGATACTTATTAATCAATTCACTAAATCTATTACTCATTGTGCCAATCGGTAAAAAAATAGGCATATTTTGAATTAAATCATAATATTTTCGCTTGGTTGCTTTGTCTGGTGATTCGGGATATATTTGTGCTATGGTATGAAGGAAGAACCAATAATGAGGCCCCCAAACTGCCGGGTCAAATTTCATATGAAAAGTATATAGAACTATCTTATAATATTAATAGAGGTATATCGCATTATGAATAAAAAAAACAGTGGTAATTATTGCAATAATTGTGGGAAAACCGGACATATATTTCATAATTGTAAAATACCAATTACCAGTTTAGGTGTGATAGCATTTCGTAGTAATAAAGGTATAATTGAATATTTGATGATACGTCGTAAGGAAACACTTGGGTATATAGATTTTATGCGAGGTAAGTATCAACTGAACGACCGAGACTATATCTTAAACATGCTTAAACAGATGACGAATGACGAGAAGAAGAGTATTATTGAAAATGGGTTTGACGAGCTTTGGAAGAGGATATGGGGCGATGAAGGTTATAATAATAAGTATAAGATGGAAGAAACCACATCCAAGGGTAAGTTTAATATATTAAAACACGGTGGTCTAGGATTAGATTATTCATTGAGAGATTTGATTGAAGAAACAGAAGATAAGTGGTTAGAACCAGAATGGGGGTTCCCAAAAGGACGAAGGAATTATCAAGAGAAGGATTACGAATGTGCTGTTCGTGAATTCTGTGAAGAGACAGGATACGAAACAAATACGATTGAACCTATGATAAATATAATGCCGTATGAGGAGATATTTACCGGGTCTAATTATAAGTCTTATAAACATAAGTATTTTTTGATGTATATGAAACCATCTGAAACAAAAGATACTGGTAGTTACCAGAAATCAGAAGTGAGTAAAATGGAATGGGGAACATTGGATAACTGCTTATCCAAGATAAGAGATTATAATTTAGAAAAAAAAGACATCATAAACAAGGTTGATATTTGTTTGAAAAAATTAATACTTTATAGGTTATAATTTTGTATATTATATCATATTATATTATAATATACAATAAATTTGATGATGTCATCAAAAACTAGAAAAAAATGTGATTATGGTAAACAACCAGAATGCGTTGAATGTCCTTGTGGTAGTACATACCAATTAAAAGGAAGGGGTGAAATCAATCATTTCAATACTCAAAAGCATATAGAATACGAAGTGCTACATGGAAAAGTTGAACCAAAAATGAACGAAAATGATAATATTAAAAGAAAAACAATAAAGAAACAAAATACCATTTTCAAACCTGTCATTATACCGGAACAAACACTGGTTCAAGACAAAGTTCAGAAACTATTGGAAACCTCCTCCAAAAGTGTACCAGATAAAAACCCACAGGTTGCTCTACCGAAAGTAATAAAAAAGAAAAAGGTATACATTGAACCTACTGCTATTTGCCCATTATCTAACAATAATAAAATCTTTATAAAACACAATGATTTCTATCAAAAAAGTGGTGATAAATTTTCATTATCCACCCCGAGTAAAGAAAGGGGTGTTAAGGTGGATGCTGAACACTTGTATAGATACGACGACCATTATTTTATAAAAGCATTTTGGATCCTACAAAAGGATAATAAATACAATAATGAATTCTTTACAAAAGGAACTATAGACAAATTTAATAAATTTCAAAAAGAAGAACGCCCTGCAATAGAATTTTTAAAGGATAGACTTGATGGGATAAAAAACAAAAAGTATATAACCGAAAACGGAACAAAGAAAGATATTACAGATGAGTTCATTGGAAATTTAAACTTTACTTATAAAGACTGGGAACCATTATTAATGGAATGTAAAGGTGTAAGCATACCGGAAAATAATATGAAAATGAAACGCCTTAAAAAATATGAAGATGAAGAAGACGAAGAAGATGAAGAAGATGAAGAATATGATGAAGATGAAGAAGACGGGGTCCATCCAGGAAAAAAAGCTTTGATGCGACGCGTAAAAACAACAGCAGAAAGAGACAGAACAAAAGAGGATACATCATCCAGTAGCGAATCCGATGATGAAATTATAAATAAAGACCAACCTGACGTGGATATTAAAGATATAGGAAACTTTTTGTATCCAGAATTAGATGACCCGGAATTCAACACAAAGTTACTAGAACATATAGAGTTTAATACCGAAACAACAAATACGGAAGATAGTAAAAAGTCACTAGATGAAATACAGGAAGATATGAAGTCATCGGATTTTATACTAAGTCCGCACCAAATATTCGTTAAAAACTTCCTCTCGCAATATACTCCTTATAATGGATTATTTTTATTTCACGGTCTAGGAACAGGTAAGACTTGTTCAGCAATAGGAATATCAGAGGAAATGCGAAATTATATTAAACAAACAGGAAATACCAAAAGGAAAAAAATTATAATAATCGCATCACCAAACGTTCAAGATAATTTCAAAAAACAACTATTCGATGAATCCAAATTAACTAAGTCCAACAGTGGTGATTGGAACATGAATGGTTGTTTGGGAAATTCGATGTTGAATGAGATAAATCCAACCGAAATAAAGAATATGAAACGAGAAGATGTAATTATAAACATAAATACAATTATATCATCCTATTATGCGTTTTATGGGTATACAAAATTCGGAAATTTGGTGAAAGAAATCACTGAATATAAACGTACTGGTACTGGTGATAAATTAGAATTATTGAAGCAACAATTCAAAATTAGAAGAATTAAAGAGGAATTCAGTGATCGCCTTATAATTATTGACGAGGCGCATAATATAAGAGACATTACAGACTCAGACGACACAGGAGATCGTGATATATATAATAAACTAAAAGACATCGCACGATATTCAGAGAACATGAAATTATTATTACTATCCGGGACACCAATGTATAATAGTAACAAGGAGATAATTTGGATAGCCAATATTTTAAATTTAAACGACGGTAGGGGGGTAATAAAAACTAGCGACGTGTTTGACTCTAATGGTAAATTAAAGGATAAACCACTACTTATTAAAAAACTGAGAGGATACATATCATATGTGAAAGGAGAGAACCCATATACATTTCCTTTGCGATTAAAATGTAAAGATAACGAAACGTTTATAGAACCCACAAAGCAAATGAATGGAATGGAAATGCCCATCAAGTCGTATGAATTGGTGGAAAAAATGTCAATGTACTTCACGAAATTAAGCGACAACTCTGTCCAAAAGAAAGCCTATGATAAATTAATGGAAATTGTCCGTCCGGAATTATCAGGACAAACCTCGTTTGGTTATACTGCATTACAACGACCCATTGAAGCATTGAATATAGTATATGGTAAACCAGAACGCATAGATGATATTGTTATAGGAATGGCAAATGACGAACAGAAAGTAATTATACACTCAATGTTAGGTGAAAAAGGATTGTCGAATGTCATGAAGTACGAGGAAAAAACAATAGATAATGAAAAAACAAAGGCGAACTATAAATATATAGATAATTCAAACAGAATATTCGATGCAGAGAACCTAAAGAATCATAGTGCAAAAATAAGTAATATATGCGAAACAATCCTAAAATCTGAAGGTATAATTATGATATACTCACAATATATAGATGGAGGAGTTATTCCGGTTGCTTTGGCTTTGGAATCGTTAGGTTTCAAACGCCGTGTTGGAAAGACAGTACAAAATCTTTTTCATAAAGACGAAATAAAACAAAAATTAATAATGACAGATGAAAGTGGGAAATCATATACCCCACATTATATAATGCTTACAGGAGACGAACGGTATTCTCCTGATAATGTTACGGATTTGAAAAATTTGAATAGTAAAGATAATAAAAACGGCGGAGAAATTAAAGTTGTGATAATTTCACGTGCAGCAGGTGAAGGTGTAGATTTCCGTAACTTAAGACAAGTGCATATATTAGAACCCTGGTTTAATTTAAGTCGCACAGAACAGATTATTGGACGTGCAATTCGTAATAAAAGTCACTATGATTTACCATTTAATAAACGAAATGTGGAAATATTTTTACACGCAACGATAACGGATAATGATACAGAAAGCGCAGACTTATATTTATACCGACACGCATCAAACAAAGCAAAATCTATAGGTGAAATAACAAAAATAATAAAGAGCGAAGCGATCGATTGTGCTCTTGATTTCGGAAATTATAGTGATTTAAACGCCAGATTGAGAATAGACGATAATGCTACAATACAAATGATACGTTCATCTGACCCAGAAGGAGACCCATTTATAATTAACACAATTGATATTAAAAATAATACATATTTTGATTTTACATCAATATGCGACTACGGTAACTGTGAAGAACTAACTTGCAGTGGAAAAAAACCTTCAAAAGATAAAGCACATTCGGTTACATATAATACAGAACACGCAAAAAGTAACATACAAAATATACTCAGAAATATTAAGCACGAATTTGAAACGGCACCAATGGGACTTTTCTATTTTAAAAACGATGATTTGTATAATATAATAAATGTTCGTGGGATATACACACGCGAACAATTTGATATGGCTATGCTAAGTCTAATAGAAGATAAGACTGAAATATTAATGGATAGATATAAACGTAAGGGTAGAGTAATAAGTAAAGGTAACTTTTATTATTTTCAACCATTTGGTATAACCGATATAAACGCTTCTATATTCGAACGTTCAGTGAAGGTATTAGACATACCATCGAAAATATCAATTCCAATTACTCGTAGTCAAGATGATGTTATCATCAATAATGGTGATACGATTTATAATAATATGAGAACCATATACGAAGATGTATTTGAAAACTCTCCGAAACCAATAAATACAGATAAACGCGATTGGTTCGACGCCTTAAAATATATAAAAGAACATTTATTAAATGATGTTAAAATAGACGAAAACTCATTACGAAAATATACGGTTTATCATATGTTAGATACGTTGAGTTATACTGATATTATAAAACTATTGAATTCTGATTTATATACACAAATAACAACAATAGATGATAACTTTATTAAATATATAAAACAATATTTCGATCTCAGGACAATAAATGGCGATAATAGAGAATATATATATTTCTTAAAACCAGTTGCTACTGATGATACAGATACAATACACAAACCTATATTTTTAATGGAAAATGAAGGTAAATGGAGTAATGATGAAATGGATATTGAAATAGCAAAGGAATTAAATCAGGAACTGGCCCACGAAATATCATCGGTGTTCAAAGAACGTCCCATTGATAATATATTTGGTTTAATTAATTCGAAATTTAAACGCGGTCATGAGATACGAGAATTTAAAGTTCGTGAAAAGGATGTATCAAAGAATAAGGTTGGTTCCATTATACGTGGAACGTTCAGTAAAAACGAACAACTCATAAACGAAATCACCAAAGAATTAAAAATAACATACAGGAGTATAGCAACAAAGAATAATAAAGAACTCAAGATACTTAATGTTGGTAAAAAGAATGACGATGGTAATAATATATTTACATTCTTGGGTAATAATGATCAAGCATCTATTACAGGTGCTTTACCTACACTCATAGAAATATTAGTAAGACATAAAAACGATACGCATAAAGATACCATATCATTTTTAAACATCGAAAGTTTTGACCTTTTTAGAAAATATAAAGAAATGTCGGCCGTTAAAAATTGGTAAAATTGAAGATTTTTAATTTAACATATCTATATAAAATATACATCTTAGATAAATACAATGACTGATAAACAAGAACAAAAAATTTATGGAGTTTATAACCAGGGTTTATTAACGAAAAAGATACATCTGAACATAACAGAGATTGGTAAGAACATTAAAAAAATTTTAGAAGAAAAGATTTCTGATATATATCAAGGTAAATGCATAGACGAAGGATTTATCAAACCCGGGTCTATATCACTGATGACGTATTCATCTGGTGTTGTAAATGCGGATTGTGTAGAATTTCAGGTTATATTTGATTGTATGATATGTAACCCAGTAGAAGGTATGTTAGTTGAATGTAATACTAAAACAATAACTAAAGCGGGTATACATGCAGTCCATACAGATAAAGATGGCGTATCACCACTTACCGTATTTATAGCACGAGACCATCATAATACAAATACTTATTTCAATAGTATAAAAGAAGATACTAAAATAATTGCGAAAATAATTGGTGTGAGATACGAACTAGACGATGAATATATATGCGCCATCGCGTCTTTACCTTCAAAGACCATTCAACGGGATGAAAAGAAGATTAAGATTAAGATTACAAAATAGATAATTAGAATAAAAATATATATAAAACATTTTTTATACATATAATCAATGACTAGTGTAACGGAATTAAAACAATTGAAGGAACAAATTGAGAAAATGAATAAAATCAATCAAACCGATATCTTGAAAATACTAAGAGACAGTAATAATGTGATTTTAAATGAAAATAAAAGCGGTGTATATGTTAACCTCACTTATTGTCCACAGAACACAATTGATGAAATTATTAAATACTTAGATTACGCAAATGAACAAGAGAAAGTTTTGAAAACAACTGAACAAGAGAAAGATAATGTCAAGTCTGAATTTTTTACACCTTTGCGCATTGAAAATGCGCATGGAACCGTTACTTTTCAAAGAGAAAATGTGTAATAATTTATCAACAATATAAAATGATACTATCAATACATACATTATATTGATAGTATGAATATAAGTCTAATAGTAGGAGTCAATAAATATAATGGTATTGGATATAAAGGTTCCATGCCTTGGTATTTTCCCGAAGATCTAAAATATTTTCAACAAATAACAAAAACTACTATGGATAATCGTAAAAAAAATGCGGTTATAATGGGAAGGATTACGATGAATAGTATTCCTAGTTTCCCGCTTAGAGATAGGATAAATGTATGTATTTCCACTACAGTTACATCGCGTACAGATAAATCTATATTATTCTATAAGTCATTTGATGACGCTATAACGGACTTAATGTCTCGTAATAATGAAATAGAAAACATCTTTGTAATAGGTGGTTCAATGTTATATAAAGCATGCTTGGAACATAAAGATTTCAAATATCTTTATTTGAATGAACTGAATGATGTTTCCGAATGTGATACATTTTTTCCAGCGATTAATAAAGATGACTATAAACTTATCAATCGTAAACAACTTAGTCCTAACGTCGTAACAAATATATATGAAAAAAAATAAAATACTTAAAGCGTTCTAGTTATTATAACAAGACAATGAACATCATACATAACGTATTCGTTGGGGATTCCATTACTACAGACCGTTTATATGAATTAAAAAATATTATGTATACCGTAGATAAATATAATACGTATAGGTCGGGATATAATTTAAATACAGACGATTCTATAGTTAATGAAAAAGTAGAATTAACAGATATAGCAGACGAGTCTATTGTCCCTGATAGTAGAGACCATTTATTTTGGTGTTGTTATATTGGTCATTATGGAATTGAAAAATATAATGAACTAAAGCATAGATCAGGAAATGCTGGAATGGAAGAAAAACAAAGAATATCAGAACATTTCAAAAAAACACCCAATATGTTAAAAAATATCAATCAGAAAATGACGAAAGACCGTAGTCAAGAAATTATATCCGAAATTATGGTCAATGACAAGGTCAGTTTAAACGCATTACCTGCTTTCGCTCTATATTATAAGATGCGGATTTTGATCATAAAAGAAGATAGATTGTATCTCGATATATCAAGTAGTGACGAAGACTATGAAAAAACTATTTTAATCAGAAAGATAAATGATAAAACATATGGAGTTGATTTGAATGTGAATGATATGAAAATTATGCAAATAGAAAGAGATTGTATACTATTATTCAGTCACGAAAAACCGTTAAAACCGATTTCAAATTTTAAAACTGACGAATTAAAGACATTAGCGAATAAAGTGAATATAGAGATAGAACCGAAAACGTCAAAGACAGAATTATACGGACTTATCTCTATAAAATGTATTTGGTAAAATTGAATAATAAATATAGATAATATATATAATATATATTACTTATAATGGATAATTCAAAAACATCATCACCAAGAGAGCAGATGGACATAATAATCAAAACCTATTTAGCGAGTAACCCGATTGCACGAATGGACGGTAAGGAGAATGAACTAGAAGTCAGATTTGGAACGAATAACCGTAAGCATAAACCATTTACAAAAATAGATTATGATAATGTTGTTAAGAAGTTGTATGCACAGGGTTTTACATGTAGTGATGTTAATGGATTACATAGCTTACGTATATTCCACGAATATACTGATAAAAATAGTGGTATGAAACGGATGTCCAATATCCGTACCGAGATAAACGGAATCGACTTGATACAAGAATATTGTAAGACGAATAGTATACAGAATCTACTAGACTTACCTTCTACAACATATGATAAAATTATTTTTAACCAGAAATCCGGAGTGCAGTTGGATGACGGGACATATTTGAAATATGCGGAGTTTGAAGATTTTAATATGCGTGTTGCTTATCAATTAGAACAGGTATATACTGCTCGCGCTCCGTTAGTGCGCAGTATAGTTAATCAGTGGAACGATACTAAAAAAACATTTCGTTATATGAATAGGATTCGAATGTCCCATGAAGATTTACCAGTATTCGCTGATATTAGTATAGTTCAAAAATCATCGTCTGTAAATGGTATACCCATCAAAAATTACACGGTTCAGGACGCGAATTTATTCGATAATCCAGAAGCATATGAAATAGAAATGGAATTGGATAATAGTCGTGTAGGGATTGGAACAGAATATAACGATGTTAAAAGTATTTCCAATGCTATTCGTAAATTTACACGAATTATAATGAGTGGATTACAGGGTACCAATTATCCTATATCATATCCAGAGCAATTTAACGTTCAGCAAGAATATATGAAATTGTTACACGGTGACGATTATCAACCTAGGAAGTTACGACCTCGTGATTTTACAGGTCCATCATCCTATACACTACAAATTCCAAATATAATGGAACCAAGTGAAGATGTAAATACACCCAATATAAGAAACGAATTTACTGTAACGGATAAAGCAGACGGTGATAGATGTCTGATGTTTATTAATGGTGAAGGAAAAATATATTTGATAAATACCAATCTGTCCATAATATTTACAGGTTCAACCACGAAAGTTAAAGAATTATTTAATAGTTTAATTGATGGAGAGCATATAACACGAGATAAGCACGATACTACTATAAATCTCTATGCTGGTTTCGATATTTACTATATCAATAAAAAGAGCACCCGGGCTTTGGAATTTTACCCAGTTCCTGCATCAATAGATGAAGACGAAAGTAATAAGAAACCCAAGGTATACAGGATTCAATTACTGAATAAGTTACTAACAGAATTAAACCCAATTTCGGTTATAAAAAATAGTGTTTGCGATATATCAATAGTGTGTAAAAAATTCTACGCTACATCAAATACAGCGACCATTTTCAATTGTTGTTCGAAAATATTAGGTGATGTAGGCGATGGACTATATAAGTATAATACAGATGGGCTTATATTCACACCAGCCAGATTCGCTGTCGGAGGTTCTGAAGTAGGAAATCCAGGACCCATTGTAAAATCTACTTGGTCGCATTCATTTAAATGGAAACCTGCTCAATATAATACAATTGATTTCCTGGTAACTATCAAAAAGGATAAAACAGGTAAGGATGATGTGCATAATATATTTCACGAAGGAGTAAGTGCAGAAACGAATGGTGTATTGACACAATATAAAACACTTGTATTACGATGTGGTTATGATGAGAAAATACACGGTTTTATAAATCCTTGTGAGGATATGATACAAAATAGAATACCAAATGCGAATGATGTGGATAAAGACGATGGATATAAGGCTGTTCCGTTTCAACCAACAAATCCTTATGACACAAACGCGTGTTTTAGTAATATCATTTTGAAAAGCGATGGTTCTAGTGGTTTACTGATGTTCACAGAGGAAGGAGAGTATTTTGAAGAAGATATGATTGTAGAATTTAGTTATGATATTACAAAGAGTGACGGATGGAAATGGACACCACTAAGGGTAAGATATGATAAAACTGCGGAATTGAGAAGCGGTCAACCGAATTATGGAAACGCATACCATGTAGCAAATAGTAACTGGCAATCTATACATCAACCAATCAGTCCAGAAATGATTTCTTCGGGTGTTAATATACCGGAATATATAGAAGAATTTGGAGAAGAAGAAAATGGCGAAGCGAGTGAGGGGGTTTATTATAATCGCCGTAATATTAATGATAAGAGGACAAAATCAATGAGAGATTTTCATAACTTGTATGTAAAAAATAAGTTGATAAGGGCTGTATCAAACCGTAACGATACACTAATTGATTATGCTGTTGGTAAGGGTGGTGATTTACCTAAGTGGATTTACGCGAAATTAGGGTTTGTGTTTGGAATAGATATATCAAAGGATAATATTCAGAATAGAATGGACGGCGCCTGTGCGAGATATTTGAAATATCGTAAGACACATAAAGTAATGCCAGACGCCCTATTTGTAAATGGAAATAGTGGACAATTAATTCGTTCTGGTGACGCACTAATGTCTGATAAAGATAAAGAAATTACAAAAGCTATATTCGGAAAGGGTCCCAAGGACGCAACCCTATTGGGAGCCGGTGTATATAAACACTATGGTGTTGTTAGTGATGGGTTTCATATAAGTTCGTGTCAATTCGCATTACACTATTTCTTTGAAAACCGAGCAACTATTCATAGATTCGTTCGTAATCTAGCCGAATGCACTCGTATTAATGGATATTTTATAGGCACTTGTTATGATGGTGAAACGGTTTTTGATAAATTGAAAGGTAAGAATGAAGGTGACGCTATTACAATTATGAATGGTACAGAAAAAAGATTCGAACTCACAAAGATGTATAATCAAACGGGATTTCAAGACGATGATACCAGTTTGGGTTACAAAATAAATGTATACCAAGATACTATCGGTAAGACATTTCGTGAATATTTGGTAAACTTCAATTATTTCAGGCGAATTATGGAAGATTATGGATTTGTATTATTATCCAAGGAAGAAGCAAACCAGAAAGGATTACCCGATAGTTCGGGTTTATTCAGCGAATTGTTTAATGCGATGAACCAAGAAACGGGAAATTCTTCTTATAAACGGTCAAATTATAGGAGCGCACATTTGATGACCGAAGATGAAAAACAAATATCATTCATGAATCGTTATTTTGTATTCAGTAAGGTGAGGAGTGTTGATGTTTCCAATATATATAAAAATGTAACCCATAAAACTGCAGAGGAAATCGACACAAAAAGTAAACCAGGAAGTATTATTATAAAAATTAAACGCCCAACAAAAGTTAAAATAACAGAGTAATGTAACGATTCTATCTGTATATAAAAAAATGAATATAAAACATTCATCGCATTATAAATAACGTCCTATTTTAAAAAATGTTATATACACAGTTACCTAATACGCATATAATACTATATAGATATATTACTTGTATTACTGGTTTTGACACGACCAAACCTAAATTGTCTCCTTCATTATGTAATTACTTATATCAAATTAAAAACAGAATAAACGAACACGGGGATGCATGGGATAATTATAAGAAATATACGAACCCATACGAATTTATAAATACTAACGTACCTGGTAAAAATAAACCCGTGTCCAAACATAAACCATTATCGCGTTCTTATTATAAGATGATAGAGTTGGTCACATTTTTTAATCTATGTCACTATTCTACCAGTAATACATTCGAAAGTAAGAGTAGTAAGATTTTAACCAATGTACCTATAAAAAGTTTTCATTTGGCAGAAGGTCCTGGTGGATTTATTGAGGCGCTTTCACATATGAGAGATAACCGTCATGATACTTATATTGGTATGACTATTCTTGATGATAAAGAAGATTATAACATTCCTGGGTGGAAAAAAAGTCAGAAATTTTTAAGTGAAAATAAAAATGTTTTCGTTGAGAATGGCGCAGATAAAACCGGAAATATATTATCTATTGATAACTTCCAATATTGTTATCAGAAATATAAGTCATCGTTTGATATAATTACTGCAGATGGTGGGTTTGATTTCTCTAGTAATTTTAATAATCAGGAACTGAATATTACAAAATTATTATATGGACAAATCTGTTATGCTCTGTGTATGCAGAAAGAAGGGGGAAGTTTTATTCTAAAAATTTTCGACTGTTATATGGCACACACTATTGACTTATTATATATATTATCTGCTTTTTATAAAAACGTTTATATCACCAAACCACAGACTAGTCGTTATGCTAATTCTGAAAAATACGTGGTATGTAAGAATTTCTTATTTAATGATTGTGAAGATTTCTTTCCTATATTGAGAGATACTCTCAATACAGTTATTAATACAGAGCTCAATATTCATCGTTTCTTGAAAACAAATATTTCAAACCATTTCATAAATAAATTAGAGGAATATAACGCCATCGCCGGACAACAACAAATGGAAACGATACAAACCACATTATCATTGATTACAAATAATACAAAGCAAGATAGATTAGATGGTATGATTAAAACCAATATATTACATTCTATTAAATGGTGCGAAAAACATAATGTAGAAGTAAATATATTTACATCTCCATCTACAAATTCATTCTTAAAATTTTCTTCGTCTATATCAAGTGACGAAATTATTATATAGCGTTCGCAAATGTCCTTACTGAACATTTTTTCATAATATCTGAATATTTTGAAAATGTGGGGGTTTTTTTCATTGGGTATCCGATCTTATCCTTTTTCGTATATCCATATGAAGGAACACCATAAGCAACTGCATTCGCAGTTTGGTCGCCATAAGCACTTCTCATTGTTCCAGCAACTGTATTAATTGTATTATACTTACGACGAGCGATTAAATCACTTGATGATACGGCACCCTGTACGGCGAAACCGTGATTACTTGGTTTATAATATACTATTTTTCTTCTAGGATAGAAAGCTGTCTTTGTATTTAATGTTATTGTGGTTACCCCTAGACCAGCAGTGTTATTATCGGGTAGTTTAGTTGTTGCGATGATAGACCCCATCTTTAAGTATAACTCGGTAGAACTTACACTATCAAACCATAATTGAACGTTTTTTGTAGAAGGGGCATCGGGAACATTTGTAAGCCATACTGGTGGATTTTCTAGTTTACTTGGGTCAATTGGTGCTGTATAGTTTGCTATGCTTGATTTATTATACCCAATTGATTCTACAACCATATATCCATTTTCCTGAGTATATTTGAGAGATATTGGGAATATTTTTCGTCGAGTAGGTTCTTCTACAAAATAATGGTAATTGTTCGCCATTGTTGTATGTAAAATATTGTTCAAATCATTCACGTCATAATGACCGGGTGGTATAACTACATTATAACTCGTATCATCAAACCAAATATATTTAAATGACCCACCAGTAGATAGTTCTTCTTTTGTGCAATTTTGACCCGAACTAGATGTATAAATATTTTGAGAAGCACCAGAAGAACCTGCCGATGAAGTTACATCCCCACTATAAACATGGAAGTTACTATTGGATTTATAAGAAAGACTACGACTTTCTAGGTATTGCTTTGTATCCGTAAAGTAGGAAGGAGCAGTTGTATTGGCATTATATTGTTTTCGTATCATACCACTACTTCTTACACGGCGGCGGGCGTTGTCTGCCGCTGATAAAAATACACTGCAATTATCATCACAACCCTTATCTACCGAAGTATTTATTATTTGTGTGTTTCTTATACCTATACAATCATTCGTATCAGTGGTTATAGTTCCACCTGGACGGTCAAAGTCAAATATACGACCAGATGTACGTGGATTTGAACCGGATATATCTGTTACTATTTCTCTACGATAAATTTTTAATGGTAACGCTCGGAAATATGCCGATTTATCTGAAGTGACAGTGGGGTTATTATATTTTATTCCACTACTTATTTGGGTAAATGTATTGTCACTGTGTTTCCAATTTATTATTGGTGTTTCGTTTATTAAGACACTCATACTATATTTTATGTGTATATATAAAATATAGACACATAAAATATAGACTATGTTTATTCAAATAAAGGTAATAAACATATTGCCGTAGTTCATTATAGAAAATGTTATTGGCTTTCAATTTGAATGACATAGTAATTGATAATATATACTTTTCAGAAACTAGAAAGAATATTATAATGGACGGTAAATTTACTAAAATTATATATTCTGATGAAAATATTGTTATGAATGGTGTATATATACATATTTCTCTTAATGAGTATACATACGATAAGTCATACAGTAGGATCATTATGAAAGATACAAAAAATAACGCCAGCATCATTAAAAAACTATCCGAACTTGAATATTATATTTTAAAATACTTCGCACATATTAATGGAACTGATAAACAAATCCACTTTTTATTAAAAGAACAATTAGATACCTTGTTTATTAAAGTATATCGCGACAACTATCCTTACGCCAATACAAACGGTCAAATTGTGTTGAAAATTTCGGGTGTTTGGGAAGATAATAATAATATTGGTCTAACATACAAAATAATGGAAACTTTTCCATTAACCTAAATCATATTCAACTAAACATCATATTCATCTGAGGGTTTCGTTTTTGAAATGGTTTATTTCCTCTCGTTGTATCGTGATGTTTTGAATACAGGATGTTCTCTTCACGACCCGTATTAAATTGTTGAACGTTTAAAAAACCGCTGGACTCGTTATAATGGTAATTCAAATCTACTATGTTTTTATACCCTTCGTTCAATTGATTCTTATATATTTGAAATTCTTCTTTATTCACTGTTTTTATTATATTGTCTTTCAGATGTATTATATCTTTACTTCCTGGTTCATACATATTACTACGATCTATCTTGATGTTATGTTTTAACGCTCGCTGTTGTAGAGCATTATCTTCATATCCCCAAGCCCAGAAATTTGGAAACCCGTTTATTAATTCAAAATCACCTGCTTTTATTGAGAGAATACCACCCAAAGTAAATGAAAACCCATAGTGGTGTTTTATTATTCCTTTTATCGTATCATAGTCGATTGTGTCTTTGGTTTTTGGCATAGTATCCACATCATTGAATATAAGAGTTATATCCTTATATGTTTCAGGGTATTGTTCCTTTACATATAAAAATCCTATGTTTTTCATTGCTCCGCGATTAAAACTACGTGTATCCATTTGATGTATATATATTATTTTATAATCATTTGAATCTGCGAGCACATTTTCCATATGTTTCGCGAAAATTTCTTGATGTTCCTTTCTATCTCTGTAAGGAACCAAAAAAATAATTCGGGGCTGCATATTATACGTATATTATTTACGTATATTATTTATGAGGGATTTAACGATTGTATTTATTCATTATAACACTCGGGAGTAATTCACTTTTTAATTCTTCCAATTTCTTGAAACATTTATTCGTCGTCACTTCACTTACACCACATACCACTTTGATATCCGTCTTACTCACGTCTAAATTACAATTCTGTGCGATAAAATATATTATACCTGCGGCTATTGAGTGGGGTGACTTATCACTTATTATATTATTTAACTCCACCTTTTTTGCTACAAACTTGGATAATAGGGTTAATTCGGTGTTGATATTCAAGTGACTACAGAATCGTTCCATGAAATTGGAGGGTGTTGTCGTCAGTAATTCGGTTTGTTGGGATGTTTCATAACCTCGTTCTATGTTCGCTAATATATTAACGGCCATTGAGCAACCCGTCGTTGCACTTGTTTTATCCAATTTGAAAATTTCAGCGATTTCGTGCGCTGTGCGAGGACAACCATTTAGGCGACAACTTATATATATTGATGCCGATTTGATACCATCGCGGTTTAATCCCCTAAACATCTTTTGTTCCGATATGTCTTTATGTATCGCCATTGCTTTATCTATGAATATTTTAGGTATACCTGCGTTTTGCGCCATAACCGTAATAAATTGAAACTCGGAGTATAATGATTTTTCTCTATGGGGCATTGACTGCCATTCGGTCCATTTCCTTATACGACGCATCTCGTAACTCGAATTATTAGAACATAATACCTTACAACCAAATGCAGATTCTTTTAATAGTGGATTTATTGGATTACCACAACGAGCTGGGTCCTTTGCGTTACGATCTTCTGCCCCGTAAAATCTCCATTCTGGTGAAAAATCCAGTTCATGGGTATATACAATTCCACATGTTTCACTTGAACACGTCGGAAATCCTTCTTCTGAGATTTTTAGAACTGTATTACATAACGCACATAATCCTTGTTCCGTCAGTTTAGATTCATTCTCATATAAACATTCCATTTTATCATCTTCTGATATATTCAGTTTTTGGTCTACGTCATAGATATCCCATAAACGCGATTTATGAGAACTTGATAAATTGGTCTTGCGTTTCTGTGTTTTAGTAGTTTTTTCTCGTTTTTTATTTAATTCGGGGGATTGTTGGATTTGATAGTCCATAGATATAGTATTTAATATATATTAAATTATATTTAAACGCATTCAATTTTATATCTTCATATGTTAGTATAAAGATATAAAAAATGAGCCAAACACCAACACCACCAGTAATACCACCACATACAATTGCAATTACAATAAACGGTTCAGGACTCGATCAAAATCATATTACCGCCATTACCACAAAAACATGTGAATTGATGAAAGAAGCGTTAGATTCTCAACTAGAGAATTTTAAAAACGGACTAAAAGATATTAGCACAAAAGTGGTAGCGAGTACAGATGGTGAATTGATGGAAAAAATGCACACAAATTTTATTGCTGCGTTCAACGAGAAACTCAATTCATTCTCCGAAGAAATTGCTGAATCTGATTTTTCGAAAGATCTAATAAATAAGCTTATTGTTGATTTGGGATTAAATTTTAGGGACGCATTAGATGGTGGTTTTGATAACCTATATGTTGATTTTTATGCTAAATTTATTAAATATATACAGAGTATAATGGCAAACAAGTTGGGAATAACTGAGGTGGATAAGGCGATAGCGGTGGTTGATGAGGCTATGAAAAAGGTGGGGGCGGCGGTGAAAGAGGCGAAAAATGCGGCGAAGGAGGCGACTGAGGCGGCGAAAAATGCGGCGAAAAATGCGGCGAAGGAGGCGACTGAGGCGGCGAAAAATGCGTCTACTAAGGCGCAAAGAGAGGCACAAGGTAATGAGCAAATTACAACAGAAGCAGTAACAAACGTAGTAAAAGAAGTAACAGAAGCAGCACAAAAAGTAACAGCAGCAGAAACATTGGTAACGTTTCCAAATTTGGAAACGTTAAAACCAAATTTGGAAACGTTAAAAACAAATTTGGTAACGTTAAAAACAAATTTGGTAACGTTAAAAACAAATTTGGAAACGTTAGGAACAAATTTTGGAATAACGAAGGGTGGGCGAAAGAAGCAAATAAAAACAACAAAAAATAACACAAAGAAAAGGAAGCAAGTAAAACCAAAAACTAAAACAACAAAAAATAAAACAAAGAAAAGGAAGCAAGTAAAACCAAAAACAAAACCAAAAACTAAAACAAAACGAAAATATACTTAATAATCAGTTGTAAAACCAATTGATTATTAAGTTCAACGTCTAAAATTAATCTTCTTTTCCAATTTATTCATCATATCTTCACCGTATACCAAATTACCAGTAGGTTTATAGTCTTTAACCGATGAATACTCTTTACCATTTTTAATAATTTTATTATCACCGGTTTCTTGTTGATTCAGAATACTATTATTCGGATTATTGGTGTCGGCTTCATCCAATTTATCAATTACATTACCCTTCTCGTCCAAAACGACACCCAAGCGCTTTTTAATTTCGGTGCGGACATACGATGGCACCCAGTTATGCCAAGACACGAATAATGTATTGGGGTGTACGTATTTTACAAAAAAACCATTCTTTTCTAATTGGGAAACGACATATCCAATACAATCGCCTTTATCATAGATTGGTTCTCCAACCAAGTATTCCGGGACAGCAAACCATATACTATTTTCCTGTATATTTTTACTTTTTGCTGTATGGTTAATCCGTTTATGAATTCGCTTTAATATTTTATTAAATATAGATAATTGTTTCAAATCGCGCTTCTGGCGTTTATCATATAAATCGTCAATGTTTATTTTACTACCTCCTTCTTCTTCGTGGTCGAAAATGAATATAGATGACATGTATGTATAATATAAAACCATACTAAAAAAATATAGAAAAAACTTATAATTTGTTTATAATGATTCATTCAAATACTATTATTGATATAAGTTCAAATACTATTATTGATATAAGTTCAAATACTATTATTGATATAAGTTCAAATACTATTATTGATATAAGTTCAAATACTATTATTGATATAAGTTCAAATACTATTGAGTCGGATATTATAAAACATGTTGTAATCGGTGGAGGTGGACAATACGGATTAACAATGTATGGTATAATAAAAGAGGCTCATAAGAAAGGATTTTGGAAATACGAAAACATACAATCGCTCTATGGAACTTCCATCGGTTCATTTATTTGTTTATTGATAGTTTTGAAATACGACTGGGATATGCTAGACCGATATTTTATAGAACGTCCGTGGGAAACAGTATTCAACTTTGATTTAAGCACGATACTGTATGCTTACGAAAATCGCGGATTATTTGACCAAACTACAATGTACGAATTAATCAAACCATTATTACTCGGTAAGGATATTCCGATTAATATAACTCTAAAGGAACTTTACGATATAACCGGTATTGACTTGTATATAACAACCAGTGAAATAGTTAAATTCGAACTAAATGTATTGTCACATAAAACACACCCAGAGTGGCACGTATTAGATGCGATATACGCGTCTTGTAGTTTACCAGTTATTTTTGCTCCTATCATAAAAAACGACTGTTGTTATATAGATGGTGGATTATTCTCCAGTTATCCTCTTGATATATGTATAAAGGATGGTTGTAATATGAATGAAGTGTTTGGTATCCGTAAAACATCCGGTAGTAACAGAGAACCTATTGATAATAAATCATCATTATTTGATATTATTAAGAATGCAATGCAGAATGCGATGAAGCATTTTAATAGTATTCCGTTAAATACAATACGAAATGAGATAAACGTGCAGGGTGGACCTATATCGTTTGAAGGGATTATTCGTTTTTCAACATCAAAAGAAGAACGAATTAAGATGATCAATGAAGGGTGTATTGCATTCACGGATTTTTACCAGACTAAATTATAGTGTTTGCGTAATTTCTTTGATGGCGCTGTGATGATTCTAATTGAGTAATTATTTGATATTTTTCTCTTTCATAACTTTATTAAAATCCACCACGCAGGCGCAACACGAGATGGAGCGTACTTTCCTTCTGGATATTATAATCTGAAAGAGTTCTTCCATCCTCTAATTGCTTGCCTGCAAAGATAAGCCTCTGTTGGTCAGGTGGGATTCCTTCCTTATCCTGAATTTTTGCTTTGACATTGTCAATGGTGTCACTGGCTTCTACGTCGAGTGTAATAGTCTTGCCTGTAAGGGTTTTCACAAAGATTTGCATATTATAAGTTATTTATAGATATAAATATCGTCATAATAAACGCAAATCATTTTTTTTAGGGGCAGTAAATGGGCATCATTTTACACCTTTGCACATTCAAAACGCCCACTTCTGCGAAGATAAGGGGCGGTTATGAGTGGCGAAGGCGATTCTGATTGCGCATTTTCAATGCGCAATGGTGTGAAAGAATAAATCCGCACGCCTGCGGATACTACGTAGTTTCTATAAAGACTTCTCTAATTCATTAATGAACATCTTTAATCTATCGTATGTTATTTTTGCGTCATATTCGATTGGATTCTTCATATCTTTATCTACATATACCTTAATCGTTGGATACGATTCTACACCGTATTCAGATTTATTCAATTTAGCGTCATTTGTTTCAGAACAATCTTTTTTCGTACAAATAATCTTAAATTTACCTTTTTTGTTACCTGCATATTCACTCTGGAATTTGTCCCATTCTGGTTTGGCGCTTACACAATGAGGACACCAGTCGGCATAAAAGAAATATATATCAATTCTTGATACGTTTTTATTGGCGTTTGCTACGTCTTTGAATTGAACTGCCTTTTTATCACCCATTAATTCTTTATTTTTATATACAAAGTATCCTATGGTTGCGAATACAGTAACAAGTAGTAAAATAAATATAATCGTCTTATATGGTGCGAAGGCAGATTGTAGTTTACTGATAATACCTGACATTATATATAATTGTGTGATAAATATTTTGTAGTCTAAACAAATATATTTATATATTAAGTATGTCTACACGTAAAACTAAAAACAAAACACAAAAGGCGAGAACCTTTAAGAAGAATGACTATAATAGTAATGATGGTATGTTGACTAGTATTTGGGGACCTCCTTTATGGCACGTCTTACACTCGATGAGTTTTAATTACCCAGTAAATCCTAGTAAAGCGGATAAAATACACTATAGGAATTTCATTCTTGAACTGCGTTGGACGTTACCTTGTGGTAAATGCCGAAAAAATCTTATAGTTAATTTTAAAAAATTACCCATCAAAATGTCGGATATGAAATCACGCGATACTTTTTCTAAATATGTATACGACTTACATGAACTTATAAATAATATGCTAGGAAAGTCATCTGGTCTCACGTATAACGATGTTAGGGAACGTTACGAACATTTTCGCTCTCGGTGCACTGAATCGCGAGAAGAAATAATACTGAGAATGGCGAAGAAAACCGAAAGTGGTTGTGTAAAACCATTGTATGGAGCAAAATCTAAATGTGTGTTGAAAATTATACCCGATGAAATAAAGTGTGATTCATTGGAAATTGATTCAAAATGTATTAAGAAGTCTATACCCACCTAGTAACAATTTTAGCATTTATTATCTCTTATAAAATAAACCATCAATATATATATAATGACCGATTATAACACAGATATTAAAGGTTCGGAATTCATAGATGATAATATAGATGATGTCCCATTTTGGAGTGAGAACCCAAATGTATTATTTAGCCCTGAATATATTACAGAATTTTTCCCCGTGGGTGATATGACTTATAATCAGAAGGTGAATGCCGTTACACGTTCCACTATTTTTTTATCTATTATCGTATTCGCAATTAGTCCCAATGTGCGAACGCTGCTCGTTATTTGTTTAACAATTGCCGGTATTTATGGGGTTCATCATTATAAGATACTAGAATTAGAACGCGAAAAACGACTCGCGAAAGAGGGTTATGAAAATATTACCGATGCTGTATTAAAAGATAATGGGATTGTTCGGGATTCTGCCACATTTGATGAACCCAATTCTAAAAATCCTTTTAGTAATGTCCTAGTTAGTGATTATGAATACAATATAGATAAAAAACCGGCTCCTCCTGCCTTTAACGACCAGGTAAACGATACCATACTTGAAAACGCCAAGAAAATGGTTTCGGAATTGAACCCGGGACAACCCGACATTGCCGATAAATTATTCAAGGATTTAGGAGAACAATATGTATTTGAGCAGTCATTACGACCTTTTTCTTCAAACCCTTCCACCACTACAGTTAACGACCAAAAAGGGTTCGCTGATTTCTGTTATGGTTCAATGACTTCATGTAAAGAAGGTAATATGTTCGCTTGTGCTCGTAATCTACCTCGCTTCAAATGGTAAACAATTAATACTTTCTATAATATAATTTATCTATGATTATATTATATTAAACCATGTTTTCATTAAATACACATCCCTTTAATAATGCCGGTCGTATTGGTTTAGACGATACCGATAACTCCCAACGCAATCTTTCAAACTCCAGGTTCGCTGACTATACTACCGAAAACCACTTTTCTAGGAACACTAGCACGAGTCATGTTAAATTTGCCACTTCTGTTCCCACTGTGAATTTTCGCGGAACTATTGGTTCCGGGTTACCAGGTGATGTTGTTGATAAAGACTCCGAACTCATTATTAAGAGTGAGCAACAACGTGCGTTTGAGAAACTACAATTGAACCAGCGTCCTTACGCCACCGTTCCTTATTTAGGGCGTGGATCAAATAATGCGGTTATTGAGTCTCAACTCCAACAGGGTCAACAGGTTACTGACCGTAAGAGCACTTCCACCGTTATGGAGTCTCAGTTCATTGACTATAGTCATTATCCATTGACCAAAAAGGTTAGTGACCGCGTTAATAATCCGGCCTATTCTATTGAAGAGGCTGCTTTAGAAGGATGGGTGCGCGGAGGGCTCCCAAGTCGTGAAATATTAAACGATTCTAATAAGTAATCATTTAGACAAAAAATATTTTTATGTGTATATATTATATATTATGGAAAATAATAACGAAGGTATGCCTGAGGAAGAGATTGTTGGTGGTGAAAATAATGTACAAACAGATGATGCAAAAATAAAGCAGATCCAGGATTTGGTGTGTCCGGCGCAGGAGCAGACGATGGGGGATGAGCAGGAGTCGATGGGGGGAAACCGAAAGAACCAAAACAAAAATGGCGGAAGGTCGCGAAAACAAAACAAACGTAATAATTCGTCGAAGCGACAACAATCCAGACGTCAACAGCAGCAACGTGGTGGACAACAATCCAGACGTCAACAGCAGCAACGTGGTGGACAACAATCCAGACGTCAACAGCAGCAACGTAATAAGAATAAGAGGAATCGCAGACAACAAAAGAAAAACTAAATTTATTCAATTGATCTATAATGTTATTATAGACCAATATTATTTCAAATCAACTTTCTCAGGTTCTCTTCTTCTGACTTCATAAGTATTGTATTATCTGATATATTTCCCACTATTTTACCAATTGACGTCTCTCTTGGGTAAGAAGGAGTTAAATTTCGTTGAATATTGATACATTTATTTGAAAAGTCTGAATCACCATCCGCATATTCTTCGGCATTATCTCGTTTCATTTGTATCAGAGTTCCATGCGTCTTACTTGTTATTTCTTGAATACCTTTTTTAAGTATATCATGAGAACCTTCTTTACTCCATACATCATCTTCTTTCACATACAATGTATTTCGTTTCTTATCTGTACAATGAACTGGACGTTTATTGATACTAAGTTTTCTAATATTGTCTAGAAACAACTTTGTGATTCCATTTACATATCCTAATTGAGACTGGTTCTCCAAATCTTCAACAGAAACTTGTATACTTTTTATGAAATCAGAGAAATTAATCGCATCTTTACAATCCTCATTCAAAAATACATTCAAATTAAATTTAGTATTATTTGTTGTGAACGTGTTATTGTTATTACCAATTTTAGGAACCAATTGTTGAATTGTATTGGATTGTTCTCTCAACAATTCCATAATTTTATTATTTTGATACATTGCGTCCAAGAACATAGTTTTATAATCACAGTCATACACAGAACCTACATTTTCATTGCATTTCTGTTTGTGATTGTGTAGTCCCTGTCTATACTTATACGTTTTACCGCAATTACAATTGTATGTTAGGATGTTTTTTGATGTATTATCGTCATTATTCGTCATTATTTTATGTTTTGCAGTTAAATTATGACGCTTGAAATCGCCTAGTTTACTGCAATTAAAGTTACATTTTAAACAATTGAAACCATTGATGTTTTTTGATGTTTTTTGCGTCATTCGATGTCCTAAATAATGAGGACATAAAAAACATCAAAATAGAACGAATACTTTTTTCAATAAAAAAACTATGCAGTCATTTATTTCGTTATTTTTGAGGATTTACTGCATTATGCTGTAAACCAGTTTTTCAAAAAAATGGGTTTATAGATGGAAAATATTTTGGAGTTTTGGACATTCTAAAAATTGTCCAATTTTCATTTTTATAGAAATGAATTTCAAATCAACTTTCTTAGGTTCTCTTCTTCCGACTTCATAAGTATTGTATTTTCTGATATATTTCCCACTATTTTACCAATTGACGTCTCTCTTGGGTAAGAAGGTGTTAAATTTCGTTGAATAGAAATGCATTTATTAGAAAAATCAGAATCACCATCTGCATATTCTTCGGCATTGTCTCGTTTCATTTGTATCAGAGTTCCATGTGTCTTACTTGTTATTTCTTGAATTCCCTTTTTGATTGTATCATGAGAACCTTCTTTACTCCATTCATCATCTTCTTTCACATATAGTGTATTTCGTTTCTTATCTGTACAATGAACGGGACGTTCATTGATACTAAGTTTTCTAATATTATCAAGGAACACCTTTGTGATTCCATTTACATATCCTAATTGCGACTGGTTCTCCAAATCTTCAACAGAAACTTGAATACTTTTTATAAACTCGGAGAAATTAATCGCATCTTTACAATCCTCATTCAAAAATACATTCAAATTAAATTTAGTATTATTTGTTGTGAACGTGTTACCTATCTTCGGTATAATTTCTTGTATAGTCACAGATTGGTGTTTTATGGTTTCACATAATTCCTTTGTTTCTTCCTTCTGATTTGTTAATAAATGCATAAGTTCTTGGTTCTGTGCTATAAGTTGTAAGATTAATTTTTCATTATTACTATTAGTATTCTCTATAACCGTATTATTTTGAACACATATGTGCTTATGATACCATAATCCATTTCTTGATTTATACACCTTATTACAATTATAACATTTGTGGTCTGATACTTTTTGATACTGTATGGTAGATGTGTTCAAATCTACTTGTATCATTTTTTCTGTGTGTTTTTTAGTTTTCAAATGTTTTTTATAATTGCTTTTCTCGTCACAATAATAATTACAATTTTCACATTTAAATTTTGATACTTTTTGATACTTTTCGTTCATAAATTTGTTCTAAATGTTCTAATATATTTGAACAAAAAAGTATCGGGATTTTTACGCGACCTTATTTGTAATTTTTGTTATGCAGTCATTTATTTCGTTATTTTTGAGGATTTACTGCATTATGCTGTAAACCGGTTTTTCAAAAAAGTGGGTTTATAGATGGAAAATATTTTGGAGTTTTGGACAATTTTAAAATTGTCCAATTTTCATTTTTATAGAAATGAATCTCAAATCAACTTTCTCTGGTTCTCTTCTTCCGGTTTCGTAAGTATTGTATTATCTGATATATTTCCCACTATTTTACCAATTGACGTCTCTCTTGGGTAAGAAGGAGTTAAATTTCGTTGAATAGAAATGCATTTATTAGAAAAATCAGAATCACCATCTGCATATTCTTCGGCATTGTCTCGTTTCATTTGTATCAGAGTCCCATGTGTCTTACTTGTTATTTCTTGAATACCCTTTTTAAGTGTATCATGAGAACCTTCTTTACTCCATTCATCATCTTCTTTCACATACAATGTATTTCGTTTCTTATCAGTACAATGAACTGGACGTTTATTGATACTAAGTTTTCTAATATTGTCTAGAAACAACTTTGTGATTCCATTTACATATCCTAATTGAGACTGGTTCTCCAAATCTTCAACAGAAACTTGAATACTTTTTATAAAATCAGAGAAATTAATCGCATCTTTACAATCCTCATTCAAAAATACATTCAAATTAAATTTAGTATTGTTAGTTGTGAATGTGTTACCTATCTTCGGTATAATTTCTTGTATAGTCCTTGACTGTTCGTGTAGTAAATTAATAAATTCTTTATTATCCTGGTTTTGAGTTACAAGCATGTTCATCAAATCGTCGTTTCGCGCAATTGATTGTAAAAATAATGTTTTATAATCTGTTTTATCACAAGTGGTGATTGTATCGTTATTCGTTCGTTCAATACACGTTTTTTTATGACGGTGAAACCCCTGACGATATTTGTATATTTTCCCACAATCGCATTTAAAATTCGTTATGTGTGGTCGTTTCGTAGTCGTTTCGTCACCATTCGTCATCATTTTATGTTTAACAGTAGTAAAATGTCTATTATAATTACTACGGTCACTGCTTGTATAGTCGCAATATTTACAAACGAATTCAGGTATTTTTTGTAAGTCGTTTTGTGTCACCATTTGTCCCTAAATAATGGTGACAAAAAAAGGACTAAATCAAACGAATACAAATTCAAAAAAAAAACTATGCAGTCATTTATTTCATTATTTATGAGGATTTACTGCATTATGCTGTAAACCGGTTTTTCAAAAAAGTGGGTTTATAGATGGAAAATATTTTGGAGTTTTGGACAATTTTAAAATTGTCCAATTTTCATTTTTATAGAAATGAATCTCAAATCGGTTTTTCTGGTTCTCTTCCAATTTCGTAAGTATTGTATTATATTACCAATATAATAAAATTGAAATGATATAATTCTATTGTAAAATAATATAACCAACCATTTATTCACTATGGACGCATTACCGACAACAGTTTCATCATCCGTAACACCTAAAAAAAAAGTTGATTGTAAAAAAAAAGATGAATTAGAAAATGAAGATAAATATACAGCTGATGTATTGCGTACTCGATATAAAATGTATCACGATACGTATATGAGCACTTCTGAAATTATAAAGAATACTGGGTTACCAATTCGCCATCAAAATCCACCAGAAGATGTCACTGAAAATATAGTTAAATTTATCATTCAAAACTATGATAATGACCCTTCATGTAAATGGGCTAAAAGTATGGAATGTAAAGGCGATTTATATTCGGACAAATATGCTATTGATTCACCAGCAGAAATAAAGGCGCTTACATCAGATGGTCCATCGTCATTTGGACCAGATAAAAAGTTTTCAGTGATTTATTTCTTAGATATGCGTAATTGGATAAGCGATAAATTTATATTATGGCGAGTAAATTTGACGAGCGAATCGCCACAATGGAAAGGAATAAAAATGAATAAAACCCAAACATTTGAAGAACAATGTTTACAAGGAAAACGCCCACATATATCATGGGATAATATTTACCCACAAATTTCTGATCAATATATTAAAGTCTACGAAGGTTCGTTTGAAAGTATATTTACTCCACCAGTAAAGGTATCAACCGCTTTGCTATAAGTTCAACCACTGGAACAGATACGGCATTTCCAGCAAGTTTGTATAAATTTGTATCTGAAATTTCAGGTAATATATAAGATGAAGGAAACCCTTGAAAATTAAAACATTCACGTGGTGTTAATTTTCTTATGCCTTTATCGTCTAGTATTAATGGTACATTATGACCGCCTCCACCCATATTTGCGGTTAATGTTGGACAAACATTGCTTTTGTTTTCACGAACATATACACGTCTATATTGATAAACCGTGTTTTTTTTGACAACACTATTTTTAACCAATTCCCACGTTGATGATTTATCCGTATAATAATATTTATCTGCGACGTTTGGTTCTAATAAAGATGATATTTGTGCCTTTTGTACATTCGGAAAGTCTAACGTAAATTTGTCGAATACATCCTTTGATTTTATACAAACAATATATATTCTCTCTCGGTGTTGCGGTATGCCTGTAATTTCTGCGGTATCAAGCACCTTAAAGCGAATATGATATCCACGTTCTATTAAATTTTTCTTTATAGTTTCAAATGTGTTTCCTTCATCATGCGATACTAAATTTTTAACATTTTCCAGAATAACACAAGATGGTTTATGCAAATCTATAATGGCTAGAATTTTCCAAAACACATTTGATCTTTCATCTTTAAAACCTTCTTGTTTTCCAGCAATACTGAACGGTTGACACGGAAACCCGCCCGTTAGAATATCGTGTTTTGGTACATCCTCGGTTTTTATATCGTTTAAATTACCAAGTGTTAGTTTATGTGTAAAGTTTGAATCATAAACTTTTTTCGACCATTCAACCATATCATTTGAAAATACGCATTCGACATTGCCTGTTTTTTCAAAAGCATTCGTGAATGCTCCTGTTCCAGCAAATAAATCAATCATTCTTAATGTAGGTGAAATACTAATATTCGTAGTTGTAGGATTTAATAATTGAATTATTTCGTCCTTTTTCATGCTACTATATCCTTTAATTTTGCGCTCTTTACAAATTACAATTAATTCATCACGTGTTTTCGTTGTGTAAGACTCCATTATATATTTTACTTATTTAATTCTTATATTATTTAATTTCAATTTTACATTTACACCATTGCGCATTTGTTGACGTCAAATTATCCGTTCCCTCCGATTATGCGGTTTTTTCGCGCAAATTTATATTATAATACAACTAATCATATAAAACGTATGATATTAGTTCATAAATAGTAAGGTTCTCTATGATGTATCAAATGTCTTATATTCCAAAATATGAAAACAACTTTCAATATCGTCAATGTTTACGGGATGTATTCTCTATGGATGTTACAAAAAACCCCCGAAAATGGGACGAGATGGACCCAGATTTAGACGAAGAAACCAGAGACGAACTTGTATATGAATGTGGTGCCATTTCACTGGGTATGGATTATATTTATACTGCAACCAAGGATAATAAAGCCTTGAACCAACTTTATTTGGACGCAGCGGGGTTGATGTTGTCCCAAAGTCCCGATATTGGACTATCTATTTTATTTGCTTATGATTATTTTGTAGACTTTCATAATTGTTTACGTGTTTTCTTTGAAAATCCGTCCATGTTCTCCGAATCAACACCAGAATTCCAGAAAATAAAGAGAAAAATTCTAAGATAATTCGGTGTTTTATTATCCGTCTATAATATATAAGTAATGTCTTCCACACGTAATCGTAATACACAAGGAGATTATAATTTAGTAAAGAGAGCCGATGAAAAGATCGGCGCCTACTTATCCTATGATACATTTGGACAACCGAAACAGAATTATCACCCAGGTGACGGTCTTCTTGGTGCTTCCACCTGTCGTAATGTCTTGGCGCATAATGCGTGTGATATTGAATCCAATCTCTTTGGTATTGGTGCGAATAACTTGGTTACACCTTTGAAACCAGTTGAACCACAATTGAAAACGTTGAAGAGTCTTTCTATAATGGACAAAACGCCTTTGATTCTACCCAAACCGCTCGAAGTGAGCGATAAGAACCGACCAATGTATTTGAATTAGATATGGTAATCATACTAAGTATTTTATTTAGTATGATGATTTTATTATGCCATCCACTATTGACCTGGTGGCGGAACTGGTTCCTTTTCATTTTCCTTTTCCTTTTGTAGGTTTAATTGATTTATATATGCATTGTTTACTAATCTGCTCTTTATAAAATCCAAAGCATCTTTGGTTCCATTATCAATATAATCATTTATAGATACTTTCATTTGTTCTGCATTGGGTTCGTAATTTTTATTTTCTTTTAATGCTTCGATAACCTTTATATATCTTTCTAATGTTTCAATATTACCATATTTATCCTCGGGTAATTTATAATTATATGTAATACGGTCGAATTCGGTTTGAAATGACTTTAGTTTTGCTGCTGCTTCTTCCTTTTCTGCTTTTTCTTTTGCTTCCTTTTCTGCTTTTTCTTTTGCTTCCTTTGCTGCAATTTTTGTTAGGGTCAACTCTTCTAATTTTTCGTTTATGTTCTCGTCATCCTTCACAATTAAAATGACTTTATTAAAATTTTCATTCCATTGTTCACCATATACAGTACTTATAGATAGTTTGAATGAATTTTTACAAACTTCGTTATTAATACCATTAAATAGTCCAATACCCAATATGTCTCCTATATTTTTTAATGCTGGGTTGCATTTATTATTATTATTATTATTGTTATCCAAAATATATTTACCAAAACCCGCATTATCAATATTCGCAGCAACATACATAGCAAGAAGTGTGAATTCTTCACCTGTGTGTTCTATTGAAAAAACATAATCTAATAAATAACCATATAGGGTTGCATTTTTCGGAAAAGGAGTTAACTTACCTTGCTCTCTATCAATACCATTTTCTATGCCAAGTGTATCTCGTATTTTAGTAACATCTACTCCATCAATTGTTTTTCCTTTTATAATTTCTTGAATTTTACTTCTTTTTTCCTTTGATGCTGCTGCTGCTGCTGCTTCTGTTGTTGTTGTTGCTGGTGCTGCCTGTTGTGGTGCTGGTGGTGGTTTTAGGGATGCCGCCTCATCCGCATCTAGCTGAGCAAGAAACTTCGCCTCCTCCTCCGCCTGCTCCGCCTTCTCCGCCTCCTTCACCTTCGCCTCCTCCGCTTGCTTCACCTTCGCCTCCTCCGCTTGCTTCTCCTTCGCCAGCTCCGCCTCCTTCGCCAGCTCCGCCTCCTTCGCCAGCTCCGCCTCCTTCGCCAGCTCCGCCTCCTTCGCCTGCTTCTCCTTCTTCGCCAGCTTCGCCAGGTTCTCCTCCGCCAATCTATTTTCCGCCTCTCTCAGTTCCTTCGCCTCTCTCAGCTTCGCCTCTCTCAGCTTCGCCTCCTTCGCCGCTTCCACTCTCTGCTTCTCCGCCTCCTTCGCCGCTTCCACTCTCTGCTTCTCCGCATCCTCATTTTGCCCTGTTGAATCGCTATCCGGATTAGATTGCTTTTTTGGTGGTAGTTGTAGTGGTGGTAGTCGTCGTGGTGTTGTTGTTGTTATTGACTTATATATTTCTTTCGCCCGTTCATACGAAACACCATTATTTTTTTCAATTTCTTTAATTGCTTTTTTTCTAGCTGCTTGTTCAACATCTTTTGATGACTTACCACCCCCTTTCTTCTCTGCTTGGTGCTCTTTAATCCGATTAATTTTCTTTCTATTTTTGGGTGATTTTGAAGTAGCCATTATATTATATATACTATAATATAATCTCATACATTTTTCTCATACATTTTTCTCATATATTTTGCAAGAGAATAACTAAAAACTCAATTAAACTTAACCACAATTTCAACTTCCTCTTTCTTAATACATTTACAAGCAGAAACGGATAATTCCTCGCGTTTTTTACGGGTTTTTCCATTTTCCGAACCGTCTAAAGACATTTTACGCTTTGACGTGCTATTACGTAAATTCATATCCTTCTCGATTGCACTATAATTTTTTTCAATATAGTCCACAATTTTATTTTCCAGCGCCCATTTAAAAAAATTGAGTTGTCCAATCGTAGTTTCCATACATTTCGCATCATCATAAGGGATACTGATGCGTTCCCAGCGACAAAAAGGGTCAAACCGCTTTTTACTATAGGCCTTCAACTTCAACTTATAATCATTGTATACCTTAAAACGCCGCATTTCACCCATCGGATTCTTCAATTCATATACAGTAAAATTCTTTTTTGCATAATTTGTAACAAACCAATCTACGATACGTAATGAAATATTGGACTCGCCATTAATAATAGAAGACATACGAGTGAGTAGCGTCTTATCATCATAAAACCGACGTAAATTATTCATTAGTACTTCATTTTGTGTAGAATAACGTGCAACCGACATAGTAATAGTATTTAGCCTACGTTTTTATATACATTTTTCTGCGTCTTTATTTTTTTCGCCGTTTTTTTCGTGGTCGTTAATATTACAGTCTTTATTTTTATCGTGATAATCCATTGAAACTATTCCGTATTGTGCCATTACATCTCGTTCGTGAATATTACTATTCATATATTTTACATTGGTTTCCAATCTACCAAATTCAGTTATACGAGTGCTTGAATATGCGTTATCATTAAAATTAGAGGTTGGAGATGTCCCACACATTGATTTTATTCGTTCCTTAGTAATGGGCGAATACGAGTTATATTCTTCAGATAGCGTGCGGTCGTTTATCGTGCGGTATAAGTTTTTTACGTTACTTTTATCGCTTTTATGAATGATATCTTTGGGTTCAGACATGATGAATGTTTTGAATAAAAACAGTATTCGGTTGTTTTTATTCAATTTTACTACTGTGATATAGTATTTTCACAAGCATTTCAATTTACTACCCAAAACTCGGTAATAATGTTCGTTATACAATATATTTTTATCCAATGCTTTGGCTAGAGTTTTATCACTCATTTTCATTGTTCTGATACAATCATATTTACACGTAAATTCTCGCACTAAATTGTTTTCGGCATCATATTGACCTACGCCGTTCTTGTAGAGTTTGGGTTCTCCATATTTGGTAATGAAATCATGTTGTAAATCTACAGCACACGAATCATACAATGTGTAGTAATGTCCTTTCGCCAAACTAAATTTTTTCACCACAGTATCCAATGATGTTATTGAATTGTATCCATTCAATCTACACGCAACTTTTCTATCCAAATATACATTGACTATCGCTGTTTTTTCTTTATTCAGTTTTGCAACATAACCCACATTTTGCATTTTGGTTTCCTTAGTTGGTTCTAAATTTACAACAATGGTTGGGTCAAGCTCTCTATCCACCAATAACCATCGGAATCCACAATATATCGTGTTTTCGGTTATTGCTTTATTGATGCTCGGTCGTTTTATTAGGTTGTTTTCTTTCATACATTCGCTTACTGACTCATACACTTTCACTAATAATAATGTGTCGGGGTTGATTTTTTGTAGTCTTGGTCCCAATGTGACTAATGGGGCATTGAAATTCGTCGTCGTTTTAGTTTGCATAGAATTCAGTCGTTCCACTATGTTTTTATTTGTTTTTTCCAAATCGTCTATTTTTACTGATAATTGTTTGATGACCGAAATCAACTCTTGGATTAGTGGATTAGAATTTTGGTTATTTTTCATTTCTGTCATCAATTTGAGTTTCTCATTCTCCAATTCTAATCTTCCAATTTCATTATCATTAAAATACTTTATATTGTTACTAATAATATTCAATAGTGTTTGGTAAGATATATTTTTACCTATCAAAAAGAGTTCCAATTCGGTTTCGTGCCCTTTCAATGAATTTACTCTATTTCCACGAACAGATTCATGGTCTTTAATGAATGTTTCAAAATCTTTACTTTTATTCACTGTGAAACAATCCAATAATAAACATTCCTCGTATTTATGTTTGTGTTCTTTGTATCTATCAGCGATTCCTTTTCGGCTTTCACCAACTTTGATAATATATTGTCCGTTCTCCAATGTCTTTACTTTGATAATATAAAATATAGAACCAATCGTCGCATACTCATTCAATAATATTTTTTCCCTTTCTATAATCTTTTGCTGGGCCAATTTTTGGTCTAATTCCTTGGTTTTCTGGTCTAACTCTTTGTTCTTTTGGTCTTCCAAATGTAGTAATTGATTTTTTAGTTCATCACTTTCTTCTTTCATTATTTCTTGCAATATTTCTTCCAATTTGATAAAATAATTGTGAATTTCGTCTGCTTTTTTTGTTCCTGCTTTCAAACAGAACTTCTTGAAAGTGTTTATATTTAACATAACAATTTCTTTGTTGTGTCCCCCTCTTGTATCTTTTTTTCCTTCACCTACTTGTGCAGCATTATTGTTTTGCTCCACTTTCGGGTGAAGCAAAAACTGATAATCTTTATTAATAATAAACAATTTTTCAATTAATCGTTTTGCAGTCCATTTAGAAGTAAACCCTAACCATTTCCAAATATCGTCTAAGTCTATTACAAAATCTTTACTATTATAGTTCAAATAACAGTAAAAACTTGCCAAAAACATCTGTTGTTCGTAATTGTTAAATTGTTTTTCAACCTTTTCAACCAATTTCGACTGATAATTTCCACTGAACTTGGTAATCGGGTTGCATTCAATAAGCTTTACGATGTCTACACTCATTGTATATAGTATATTGGACGGTTTCTTTTATATTGTTTTTTGGTTTGAACAACAAAAAGCATTATTGGTAGATTACCAAAATATAACAAAAACTGAAGGAAGTATTTTATTGCTCTTCTTTTGGGAAGAGCAAAAAGAATATCGGTCACCCACCAGGGGTGTGTGTAGTATGCACTACCTTCTCAGTATTGTCTAAATTGTTTATAGTTGTTCGTATATTAGCATTGTCGCCAACCAAAGCAATAATATTTTTGCTCACCCACAAGGCAAAGCAAAACTCACACGATAGTCGCAGTGGTTTATAAATTTAAAAGAAAAAACACCATTAATATATATTTACTTTACAATAATATAGTTTATATAGTATTGTATTATTATTATTTTCCACAATATCACTGCGCATATGCAGTTAATTTAATTACTATAAGCGACCCCGGCCATTCCGGACATTACACGAAGAACGTTGTAATTGACGGCATAGACACGGACCTTGGCGGTATTGACTCCAGAGACGGTTCCGGAGGAAAGGACAAGCTGCAAGACAGCGTTATCGATTCTGGAGAAGTTGCACGTCCCGCTTGGCTGGTGTTCCTCTGGTCTCAAAGCAAAGGAATAGACGTTAATACCGGTATCAGGTGCTCTTGTATGGTGTTGGAAAGGTTGAACAACATCGAAGTAAGAACCCTCTCTCTCAGAGAATCTGTCTTGTCCGTTAAGTTGAAGCTTAGCGGTGACGACAGGGTTCTCTCCCCAACAATGCATATCAAGGGCAGTCTCGGCAAGGACGAAGGTTCCAGCATCGGAAAGACCAGCAGTCAATCCAGAACCAACGGCGGCACTAACAGTAGTGGCATCGGCATCCCCGAAAGTGTTTCCAGCAATGAAAGCAGAAGTCTCATCAGCACCGAATGCTCTGACAGCATTTGGAAGGGCGTCGATAGCATCAGTATAATTGAAAGGTTGGGCTCCAAGAGTCTTGAAAAGAGTCTCGCCCTGAACCAAAGAGTTACAGTAATCGACGTTGGCATCACTTTGGACAACCCAAACAAGTTCCTTACAAGGATGGTTGAAGTTCAACTTGATCTTATTGGAGGAAGACCCAACAGACTCATCACCAGTGAATTGGAGTTGTTCAAAGAGGTACTCGTGTGGGTTCTGGGCCATCTTTCTTCTCTCATCGGTATCAAGGAAGATATAATCGACATAGAGGGAGGCAGCAACGAGGGATTGCTGGTAAGCGTTAGATACTTGCGTTCCAGTTGCCAAATCACTAACAGCCCATAGACACTCCCCAATAGGTCTGAGGTCCAAGTTGATCTTGACTTCGTGGTATTGTAGGGCAATAAGTGGAAGGGCAAGTCCAGGGTTTCTGCAGAACCAGAATTGAAGAGGAATATAAAGAGTGGTCTCAGGAAGGGCGTTTCTTGGGGCACAAACCTGGGAAGGTCCTCCGGCAGCAGCACAAGGTCCGTTAACATTTGCGAAGTTTGGTTCAGTAATGTAGGTAAGTTGAGTGGTATTTCCGACCATCTTATTGTATCCTCTCTGTTGTTCGGATGAGAGAGTCATCTGGTTCCAGATGTGCATCCAGTCACCGTATTGTCTATCAATTCTTTGACCTCCGATCTCAACCTCAACCTGAGCGACAAGTTGTTCTCCAATACTGTCCAACCATCTAGCATAGACACCTCCTCCGCTTGTGTTCTTCATATTTTGATTGATTTCAGGGAGAGTGACCTGAAGGTAGGTTCTATAAGCAAGATCTCCGTTTCTGGAGATAGTGCAGGTAACACGTCTTCCAAAATCGGCTTGGCCAGAGAAAGTCTGTTCAATAGACTCCATGGCGAAATTAGTGTGGCGTCTGTAAGACACCTTCCAGAAAGTGATCTCAGGAGTTCCGGTAAGGAAAACATCCTGGGCACCGTAAGCGACAAGTTGCATAAGAGCTCCACCCATTTTACTAGTATATTATAGAAAAAGAAAATAATTTCAAAAATAAATTCATTAATGTTTATAAAATACTCAATACCCCTAAATATTCGATGTTTTAGACCATTGGAAATTTCAAATATTCAAATTGAATATTAACTGGTTTATGCCATTGTGTCGATAATCAGAATGAAACATTTTACACCATTGAAAATGCGAAGCAATTACAGTATCATATTTTTTTCAATAAATTGCTCTAAATATTCCGGTTGAAATACTTGTTTTTTTCCTTCGTGTTTCTTTGAAAAAACAAATGAATCGTTATGTTTTTTCACACACCATCCATCTTGAATCGCATTGTATATAAAATTCATTTTAATTAATGTTTTTCGTTCCAATTTTACATGTGTCGTATTATTTGAAATATGCGAATCCATTTTTACAATATAATTCCAATAAATTCTCGTGAATTTACCTCATTCTACACCTTCGGTCACAAAGACGACGGTTACCTAAAGATATTCTAAGACACCAATCACAAGGGTCGGTGTCTTAGAATGCCTTTAGGTGTAAACTAATAAATTAACAAAATAGTTATTTAGATACTATGTTACCATATTATATAAATGAATAATAAAAATGCTCCACTAAAAGTGATGCATACGATTGACATGAAACATTGTTTTTTATTGAGTGAATTCAAAAAAGATGAAGAAGAACACATACCAAAACTATTATCTTTGAAAAAAACACTAAATGATAAAATTCGCAAAATAAGTAATAAACAAGTCGATGAACGATTAAGATTAAAAGACGAAATAAAAGAAATAACCAGTAAAATTAGAGAGTTAAAACAAAAAAAAAAGCAATATTTTTTAAACAATTCAAAGCATATTTTCGAATATTTCGAAGATAAACAAACAATTTCAAGTGGTACGGGTAATAAAAATAATAGAAATGTATTGAACTCTTTTTTTAAAATAAAAGGCACATCAAATAATGGTGATGATACAGAAATAAGAAGTAATAATATAGCAAAATATTGGAAAAACGTAAATAATGAAATAACAAATATACAAGATTATGTGGTTCCTACAGATGTATGTCACTACTGTTATAATGGTGAGTTTATACCACGTGATGAAGAGGGTATTATGATATGTAATAATGTTAACTGTGGTAGATTCGTTCATTATGTATTCGACGGTTCCAAACCATCTAATAAGGAACCTCCAAGCGAACCATCCTACACAGCATATATTCGTCTGAACCATTTCAAAGAAATACTTTCACAATTTCAGGCAAAAGAAACTACACAAATTCCTGATAAAGTCATTGATGATATTAGTAAACGTATCAAAAAAGAACGAATACAGGATATTCGTAAAGAATTGAATTATGATAAAATGCGAGAGATTTTGAGAAAACTCGGTTATAATAAGTATTTTGAACACATTCAGTTTATTAATTCGAAATTTGGAATAATACCACCCATAATGAACGAACAATTACATGAAACCCTTTGTTTTTTATTCATCGAAATTCAAAAACCGTGGGCGGTTCATTGTCCACCTAGTCGCACTAATTTTTTTAATTATACATACACATTGTATCAATTATGTGTGCTTCTAGACCAAACACAATATCTACCATATATACCACTGATGAAAGATAGAGAAAAACAACTTGACCAAGATCAAATTTGGTGTAAAGTATGTAATGATTTGGATTGGGAGTATCATCCGACTGTATAAAATTTTAATAATTATTAAAATTTTATATTATATATTTACAATCCACGTGGGAAACCGACGAGGTTGGCACCAATACCGAAACCGGCACCACCTCTAGCGGAAGAGGCCATGGAAGGAACAAATACATCAAGAACGGAGAACGTAGCAGCTGCAGTTAATGCGATAATAACAACCTCTTCGACGTTGAGTGATTTCTTAGGTATCGCATAGGCTGCGATTGCCACCATGATACCCTCAACGATATACTTGATTGCTCTTCTCACTAGTTCGCTAAAATCAAAACCTTGCATTATATTATATGTAAATAAAATAAAATAATCTAATCAATATAAATTAAGCTAAATTTATCTAAGTTAATTTATTAAAGCGTAAAATAATACTTAAAAACTATATTTACTAAACTATATATGTCCGGTTTTGAAAGAAAGGTATTAAATGATGGTTCACCTAATCCCAAGTATATTGATCTTTGCGATGAGGATCCATTAATTTCCGGGCAGAAGTTCGCCTGTATATCTTTTGTTTCACCTGAAAAAATTCTCAAACAACGAGAACTTTTCATATTTGAAAAGTTTATTTCTGAATGGGATTTTACTAAATCTATGATGAAAATGAGCGATTTCGTAAATTTTATATCATATAAGTATAACCTAAAGGTTGATGATACAATGAAAGATTTCCAAGAATTTGTAAAGGAGGAGCACGATAATTTACGCGATACATCATTAGATGATGATTGGAAGACATTTATGGATAAAAATGAAACTAAATTAAATGAAGAGTTCAACCGAAAGCACGAGTTCCAAACTTCTGTAAGAGGTCTCAAAATACGTGGTGTTTTTAACACACAAGAGGAAGCCGAATTGAGATGTAAGAAGATACGTGACTTTGACCCCCATCATGATATTTTCGTAGGTCCAGTTGGTATGTGGATGCCTTGGGACCCTGATGCGTATAAGACCGGACGCATTGAGTTTATGGAGGACGAACTTAACCAATTACATAACGAAAAAAGTATAAATGAATCGAAAGCAAAAGAGGAATTCGATAAACGTGTAAAAGATGCGAAACGCGCAGCTATAGAAGATAATATTAGAAAGGCTAAAAAGAGCGGAAATGTTCTAACACAGAGTTTAAATGAAGAAGGAGACCTTGTCGGTGTTTCAGAAACAGTGAATTTTGATGAACGTGAAGAAGTCGGAGCAACTAGTGTAAGCCGAGCAACTAGTGTAAGCGAAGCAACCAGTGTAAGTGTTCGTAATGAATTAGCCCGTGAAAATAATGAGTAAATATAAAATTATAAAGTAATACGTTACATTATAATTACATTCTTTTTAACCTTTCAATTGCCGATTTCTCGGATATAACAAAGGCAATTTTTTTTTTTTTTGCGAAGCTTACGGTTACAAAGAAACAGCTACCAGTTTATAAATAAATAAAAATATTATTCTATTTTATGAAACATTATACAAAAAAAATAAATAAAAATCCTAAAAATAAAACAAAAAAACAATTTTTATTCAATCCAACAAATCCGAAAAAATCGTTTGATGTATA